AAAACCTGCTTGAGTGATACTTCTACAATCAGCATCGTAGCTCCATGCGTGGCCGTGCGCTGGTAGCTGTACCTCTCTATCGTGCAAGCCCCATTCGATCCGCTATACGAGGCGTCTGGGGTGTAGACATTGTAGAGAGAAGTTGACTGGCAGGCCGCGTCAATGGCAGCAAGAAAGGCTATTTTCTCGCCCTCAGTTCCGCTGAGAGCTAAAGTGACAACTGGATTTGATGGAACGAAAACTTTATTGAAACTCGCAAAAGATGCTCCCTGACTTACATTGTTCGCTTCAATCGGGAAATCGCTCACTTGCATCGAGCGCATAAACCCGAACGATAGAACGGAAAGCGTTCCGCCGTCTGTTGGCGTATAGACGGGCTCATTTGCTAAAGTGAAGATTCCCCACGGCAATTCTCCCGGCGATTGGTTTACCCATTCTGCAGCAGGCGCGATGCTGATATTGATACTCGGCGATCCGGGCGCGATTCGGGGAATCGCTGGCACACCAGGATAGTTCGGGACCGACGGATAGGGTATCAGCGGCATCAGTAAAGTCCAAAGTTCTGTTGCGTTAAAAGCGTGTTCCAATCCATCCCGCGCACCATCGAAGGCGTCATGGCAGAGCTTCCGGCCGGATTGCTCATATTGATCGTTCCGATGTGTGTTACCTTGCTGTTGTCGTTGCTGGTACTACTCGTATTTGTCGCCGAAGACACCGAAGCCGGAACCCTGGAAGCATTCGAGACGCCGTTTAATAATGAGGAACCTGTTTGCCACCTAGAAAGTTTCTGTTCTGGAGAAAGACTCGCATACCCTTTAGTGCCAAGCAGAGCCCGGGCTGCGGCTTTACCAATATCGTCATTAGCAAAGGTGGCAATCTTCTTACCACCTTGGGCGAGAACGTAACCCGTAGCTCCGTGCGATTTTGCGAAATCCCCGTACTCTATGTCTCCGGGGTTGTGCGCTCTCTGGGGTATGTTTTGCCCTTTAGAGTAATCGTAAAAACCCTCTCCCTCATAAATCGCATGAAGGATAAACCCGTTTATCGCATCTTGGGAAAGGGTTTTATCGGAATGCGTCGCCATGAATACATCGAACTTTTTACGCAATGCCTGCCCATTAGCAGCCGCACTGCTTCCAGTGATGACTCCGCCTATCGCCGATCCTATGGCAGGCAAATCAATTCCATGAGACTTCAACCATTTCCCGTATCTGTCGGTAGCTTTTTCGATCTTGTCCGCGAGTCCGTCAAACGCAGTGGAACAGACATCGATCCCCTCCGCGAAATCCCCCCAGTTGAACAGGGATTTTCCGCCCTCGGACCACACCTTGTAATCCTGCCAAAGGAGCAGAATCGCGGCTCCGAGCGCCGCAACAATCCCAACTACAGCAAGAACTGGCAGCGCGGCTACAAAAGCGCCCGATAGAGCCGTCCATGCGAGCGACACGGCACCGATAGCCCCGGCGAGTCCGGCAATAGCAAGCAGGCCCGCTGCAACCCCGGCAATGATAGCTACAATCTTCTCGTGACGCTGCGCCCAAACTCCGATCTTCTGGAGAATGTCGAGAAACTTCTCAAGGTGCGGCGTGACCTTGTAGAGCAGGTCATAGCCGATCTTGACAATCAACAATTCCAGATCAGTAAAGCGGAGTTTCAACTGTGCCGCCGACTCGGCCTCTTTCCCCGTAGGTCCGAATCCCTTTGTTCTTGCCAGTGCCCCCTGCATAGCTCCTGGCCCTTGCAAAATCAGGTTCATCACATCTTCGGGGATTCCGCTCGCCATGCCGAAGCTGAAAGCAACCTTGCGGTCCATGCCTGCGAATCGTTTCGACAGATCCACCATGATCTGATCGAACGGCTCACGAAAGTTTATGCCCAGGCGCGCAAAGAGCGGAAGTAGTTGAGGCATCTTCCCAATCAGCAGTTCTCCAGGCATTCCCGCTATCGTCCGCATGAAGTTCTGAATCGAACCCTTGCTGCCGCCAATCTCTTGTGCCGCCGCTCCCCACGCAAAGAGCTTTTGCGTGTTCATCTCTAGATTGCGAGAGAGAAAGTAAAGCTGCGTATTCGTTTCAATGGTGTCTTTGACGAAGGCGCGAACAGCTACAGTTCCGCCGAGAACAGCGAGGAATGAACCGAGTTTTGCGGAAAGGACCGTTAATTCTGATGCAGTCCCTTTGGAGGCTGTACCGATTCCCTTTACACCATGCTCGGTCTTCGATGCGGATTTTTCCAGATCGGCTAGCTTGCTGCGAACACCGGGAGCCTTTGCGTCAACGTCTTTTGAGTCGAGTCCGAGCGTGACCACGAGCGAATCTATGATTGTGGGCATGGTCTACTCCCTCTCGTTTTCTGAATCTACGGCGATGATTTCCAGAAGATTATGCGCGTCCTCCTCGCCGTAAATCGTTTGCAATTCATTCAATGTCGCCAATCGTCTGCCGACAATTACCCCTATTATTTTTGGGACGTTCGCGTACCCGGCTTGTGTTTTGCCGCCGCCAGTGCGTTGCCGAGTGATTCCGAGAGGCCGGCGGCGAGAGAAAAATCTAAATGCAATTTGAGCACTTCCCATTTGAGCATCAGCAGCGTCTTGACTTCTTCGACCTGGCTCTCAAACAGTGGGTATCCCACCTTGACCGCCGGTTTCTGCGGATTCGGAACGAACTCGACGCACTCCATCAATTCTGCGAGTAGCGGTCTGATTGATACGACGTCAATCGCAAACAGCTTCATGAGGCCAATTTCTGCAAGCGCCGCCATGCCCAACTGCAAAGCACCATCAGGAATATCCACGTTAGCCGCTCCAAGAGCAAGCATCACACGGATTGCCCAATCCTCAGCTTTCGTCGCTGGCATTTCAGTGAGCAGAAAAGATTTTCCCTTGTCTCTGCCCTCCGAGTCTACCGTGTACGTCGATGTTTTGCGCATGATCTCCTTACCTCACTTACACGATGGACGGGATAATAGAACCCCAATTGATAGAGAACTCGCGGGGGGTGAGTACCTTCCCGGCTGACGGAACAGCGTTGTAATCCTCCAGTGTTCCCTTATTGCAAACGTAGGCTTCGCCGGTTGCGGGCAACAGAATGACGGCTCTTAGATACAGCACGTCACGCATTGCAAGCTGGGCGGCATAGATAGCCTCGAAGTATTTCACGCTGGGGGAGTCGGCTTGAAAGGATATGGTCTGCTTGATGGCGTTGAATACCAAGCCCGCCGTCTTGCGCCCATCCACGCCAATCTGCGTCTCGGTGACGACAACAGCGGCGGTATCCCATGCCTTGTCAGCCGAGTATCCCTGCAACTGCACAGGCGTAGGCAACAGGCCCGCCACGGTGATAGTGAATACCGAATTTGCGGAAGTGATTGTACTCGCTCCGCCTGTCAGAACATTTAGGAATCCGCCCATACTTCACCCCTTGAAAACAGATTTACAAAATATCCACACTCGACATGCTGAAAGTTTGCACACTCCCACCATCCGTGTAATAGAGCGAAATTATCGGAGTTTGCCTTGCGTTCCTCGCAGCCGCCCCCGGATCGAGAATCTGCAAGTAGTAGCCGTTGGACTGAATCGTTCCAGCCACGCTTGCACCGGCGGCGTTGTTGACCTCAGCCGCCTGCGCCGAAGAAAGACTCACGCCCGTCTGAATGACGCCATTGTTGAGCGCGTTATTGATTGGCCCATCAAACGTCACTCCACCGTTCGCGGTCGGTTGGCCAACCAAAGCCGCTCGGATCAATCCGTATCCGGTCGGGTCATAAGGAATGTCATTCACCGCCGTGTAGAGATTGAGTAAGGCAAGTTGGAGCTGCGCGCTTAACCAAATCTGATCGATGTACTGGTCGGCCCACGGAAAACTCCCAGGCATATTGCCATTCGAGAAGAACGTAAAACCCGCGTTGCGGGATGCAAATGCCCCGTAGCAACTGTAACCATTCGCCAGAAGGTTTGTGTAGGTCTGGAGGTTTGCGCACGTTGGGAGGACCGCCGCCGCCATAGCCGATTTCCCAGCCAGCGTGATGCGCCCGTTTGTCTGCGAGAAGTTGATAGAGGCGATCATGCCCTGCACGAACGCCGCAGTATTCATAACCAGAGGGGCAAGCGAACCAAGAGCAGGATCGCCACCAATGCACATGACGCCTTCATAATGATTTGTCTTGGCAACTACGCCGAAAGGCTCAGTTGCGCCCTGCATGCTGGCCTGAACGTCGCTATCCCACGCGACCATCAGATATTCGTCATCCTGTTCGCTGAACCATGCGGCAAAGAGTTCTTTATTTGCCAGCGTCGGCTCAACAAGATAGCTCATCGTCGCCCAGTTCTGGGAAATCGCTACGACGTTGCTCATGGCGCTTGAGGGTGTATCAGCAGTAGCGCCCTGCGAAAGCGTTGCCCCGGTGGCTTGTGTGAGGTACAGATCGGCAGCAAGTGTGCCTGTTGCGTAGTCGATAGTCTCCGTTGCTCCGGTCAGTGTGCTTGTGAAAACAAACGTACCTTGCACCGCATTCCACGTAACCGCAAAGGGCGGCGACGTAAAAGCAGCCTGAATCTCTGCCGCCATCAGGCTTTGGCTTGCAACTCCAGTAAGATTGATGGAGCTTGATGTCAGAGGCACACCAGCAAAATCAATGGTCAGCGTTCCACTGTAGCCTTGGAGCGTAGCCAGCGGAACAGTTGCTAGAGAACCAGAAGCAAGCCAACCGGCCCGCGCCGCCGCGTTGTATGGTGCAAACAAGAGCGCCGATGGAAGCTGTGTTCCATTCACCATCCCCGCAAAATAGATAGACGCATAGGCGAACTCGGCCGATGATGGGCCAAAGAAGTCTGAAACAGCTTGTGCACTGGCAAAGCTCAATACCTGACCCGCCGGCATGAGAGGATTTTCTGTGAGCACAAGGCCGTTCATCACTAGGCCCGCGCCTCCGGGACTGAGTACTCCTGGGATTACGTTTGCGATTTGCGAAGCCGGGATCGTCATTTTCTTCTCCTTATGCGTCCGCTATGTCAACGGTGTTCATCTTGAGTGTATCAGCAGATTGCTGAGGCACGATCACAACTGGATTGTATTGCAAAAACATATTCAGAACCCATCGCCGTTCATACTGTTCCTCGCCGGTAATCAGCGGAGATTCGTTCCCATCGTCACAGTAGAGCGGCGCTATACCTGCCGGGAGTTGTGCAGTAGCGTAAGGAGTGCGCCATACGGTCTTGAGCGCCGCGCACCAGTCGCCCGCCTGCGCCCCGTAAAAATCCGCTTGAATCATCAGGCGTTTAGGGCCAACAATATCGCTTTGGAAGTTCACTCCGTCGTACCATTGATAGGAAACCTCCAGATCAGTGCTTGCAATCTCTGTCAGTTCGACGAAACCTCCTACCGGCATAGCAACCCGATTAACCTGGGCGCGAATGACTTGTGCACTGCCGACAAATGGCTGTATAAACGCGCCCAGCGCATCGAATACAGAATCAATAGCGATGGAGGGCACGTATTGAGTCGGGGAGCTCATCAGTTCACATCCTGTAACTGGATTGCAGCCCTAGTCCAGAGAGGCCACTGCTCAAGTACGGCGACAGTGAGCCACGTTTCTCCGTCGATTGTAACCAAGTCTCCGCCCTTGGAGTTGGTACGAACCACGGCGTTCAAGTTCCCGCGCAGAATAATCGAGTGGGTTGCTCCCTGTATATTAAGGTCGTCAAGATGTTTTAGGTCTGCTTGAATGAGCGCCTGGACTTGAGCAAATCCAGTAACGGGAGCGGCATAGCTAGGAACCTGCTTGAGGCCAGATCCGATAGTGTAGCCGGTCGAGGCTTTCACGGTGACAAGGATATTGGGGTTCACCGTATCCGAAACCGTATTGGCGATCCCGCGTAAATCCATCAGTCTGCCACCTTGTAAGAAGTACTGGAAAGCATATCGCCGGTCCAGATCAGCGGCTTGGCCTGTGTACCAGAGGCAACCGGATCACCCGCCGCAACGTCCCTTTGCGCCTGCACTACATCACGTGCACGAATGTTCTGCGGGTTGTTACCAAACTTGTAGCGCAAGCGAAGCGTGGTCTGCGAGAGCGGCGGCGCGGTCAAGTCGATGATGCTCTGCTTGAGTGCGCCTTCAATCTCTTCGCCCATGAACGCCAGAGTGCGATGTCCGTCCATGTGAGAACGCTTCAACTCGCCAGCCATCATCTGAGGCCACTTGCCGGACTCGTTCGATACCATTGTGCGGAAGAAGGGCCTCGGCGGAGAGGGAAATCGCCCCTTATGCCCAAACTCGTCCCAGAACGCAATCGGAGCCTGGTCGCTGTCGATGAAGCCCACTTGAACTGTTCCATGCGCCCGCTTTGCCAAGTCGAGGAGCTTAGCCGTCACCGCATCGGACATCTTTATTGCTCTGGTAGCCATATCGGCACCTGTTCCTCGAAAACCCCATCACATGAAACCTTGACTGCTGAAATCGTCGGCAACTCTAACTCACCATCCTCAATCCGCTCCAGATCGCGCTCCAACTCGGAAGCGTCAATCGAGAGTGTAACCGTCATACTGGACGCGGAAGCCAATTCGTCCCCATCGGCGTGCCGGTGAATCCTTCCACCCGCGTCTGGTTAGCAAAATACTTCATCCCCCGGTAGCAGGTCGTAGCCTGCCAGAACGCCGCTCCGTAAGCGGATTGCTGGAACCATGCACCCGTTCCCGGCGTTGCTGGCGTGAAGTCGAACGTAGCCCCCACAGCGCCCTCATTGGCCGCACTCACGCGGCCTACGGGCCGTGGCTGGCCGTCTGCGGTGAGTATTCCGCCAAGAAACGCAATGTGAGCGCAGATCATGTTCAGCAGTGTGCCGCGAAGATTCACGTCCTGCACGATGCTGCAATCTGTGTTGTTGAGGTACAGGCCAGCTTCCGCGAACATCGAAGCGAAAAGCGCGGGATTCGCACTATAAGCCGCTGCAAACTCAGGGTAGCGGCCAACGAAAACGGCGGGATTGAACGAGGCAATCACGAATTGGCTGGCTCCAGCGTAACTCCATCAATCTTGGCTGTCTTACTCATCGGCTCAAACCCGGTCTTGACCTTCTCCGCGTTCTTCGCTTTCGATTGCGCTTCCTGCTCAGAATGCGCCTCAAACACGGCCCGTGTCTTCAATGGCGGGAAACCCTCATAAGCCGCTTTCCACTCGGCCCAAAACTCAGCGTCAACAGGCGTCGTTGAAAACATCTTAGGCGGAAGATAAAGGCCGCTTTCTGTCTTCGCCTCGTAGACCCCCGCAAGCGTCACGGTCAGGTTGCGATTCTTGGGGTGATGCAACACAAGGCCGTTTGGTAGACGGCAACCAATGAGAACTGTTTCCTTTGCCATGGTTCCCTTTCAAGGAGCGGCGCTAGGCCGCGCTGAGGCCGCATCTCTGCGACTCCTGTTGAAAAACTAGACGCCGAGTAGCGAAACGATCAGGAATGGTCTGTACAAAATCGAGCCCCATGTGCCTTGGCAGGTCTTCTGCTTGAAACTCGACAGCTCAATCTTGATCGGATGCGCACGCAGCTTCTCGGTAAAGGCGGTGGTTGCCGTCCTCTGCCCCTGCATTTCATCCGCGATCAACTGCACGAGATTGCCCGACGTGGTTGCGTATTCGGGTGCCGTCTCGATCTTCATCTTCGGGAAGTTTTTCTTGAGCATATCCTGCACGTTGACGTTATAACTGTTCGTCAAGGTGAGATACACCTGAGAGGCTGGCGACATTGCCAAAGTCATCGGCGAAGCCATGTCGAGTTCCACAAGGCCGTTGGCTTGGGCGACAAGCTGGCCGTACAGCGCCTTGATGTCGTTATAGACCCAGACCGCGCCATTCGTGTCGGTTGCTTTCTGCGCCCAAGTGACCAGATTGGTGACTGCGGGAATGGGAGCAATCGGAGCCGAGAGCGACGGATCGTTTAGCAGCCCGTAGTTCGCCAACCCTTGAATGCCGAAGAAGTAGCTCTTGTTCTGGAACTTGTTCAGCGTCAGAACCGAAGCGATTCTCTGTCGGTTAGCCCAGTCGATGCGCGCAAGGCCCATCTTTTCCAGTTCACGCTCACCCCACTGAGTGATGACCTGGTAGGTATACGACTGGCGTTGGACCCAGTTCACGTTCGCTCCGGCGATGCCTGTCTCCGAGTAATCGCCGTAGGACGAAACCATGCCGGTAGACTCGACAATCGGGAACATTGCTGTTTCGAGAGTCCAGTCACCCTTCTTGGTTTCCTCACCGACGATCTCAGTAGCCTTCATCGGGGCCACAAGAACTTCAATTACCTTGGGGTCGATGTAGGTAGACAAGAACGCGGGGATGCCGCTATTCGAGACTGTCACCAAAGCGGGTTGAGCATCCATAGCCAGCCGACCACCGCGTTCCTTTTCGGTCTGCTGCAACTGGGCATCAACCCCCATGAAATTGATGCCCCACTTCTGCGATACTGATTCAAGATGACGGTCCATGTCAGCTCCTTAATTTCCCCACGTTGAGATTTGCACAAGTTCGCCAACAGCGGCGACAGACTTGGCAGTGAACTTGGTGATGATGCCCTGGGCTGTGATTACCACAGTGCCGGAGGCGGTGTAAGCGGTCCCCGGAATGTTGAGGCTGTAGAGCCCAACCCCGCCATACGTGCCGCTGATGAATCCAGCAATGCTCGTACCAGCCGGGATTCCGCCCGTGGCCGTGATTGGCATTCCAGGAAGCAGTGTGCCGGTAACTGCGGTCACATCCAGCACTGTGCCATAGGTGGTCATGCCGGTTGCGCTAGCCACGTAAGAGGCACCGCGAACGCTGATGGTGTAGACACCAGCCGTGGCCACTCCCCCGCCGCTGACAATTCCCGTCACCGTTGCGCCTACCGGGAAGCCGGATGCGGCGGAAGCGATGTAATCGCCAACCGATACGAGTCCAGCCGATGCAGTAATCTTGACCACGTTGCCAAAGCATGTGCAGGTAGCCGCGCTGAGGGTATTTGTGCCGCTAAGCACATAGGTCCCCGCGCCGCCCGTTGTGCCGCCGGTATCCTGAGATATAATCGTTTGGCTTCCGGCAATGCCGGACACGTTCGCGATTGTATCTCCGATGCTGAGCAGCCCCGTCACTGCGGTTACGTCGATGCGTGTCGAGTCGCCCGCATGCGCGCTGGCCGTGAAGGTAGCACCAAGAGCTCCAGTGTTGGTCGATCCGAGCGCGGCGGTGATGGCCGAAGGAACGGCAGGCAAGGACCCCACGCCTGGAAGAACCGAGCCATCGGCGTACAGTGCATAGATGGCTTCGCCAACCGTGCTGGAGCTAGTGCCCGCATTCTTGGCCAAGAAATCACCCGCAACCATCAGCGTGACAGGGAAGCCCGGAGGAATGAGCATCCCAGCCGCCTGCAAGTATTGCGTCAAAAGGCCCTGCTGGTCGCGATGAACGAACCCGGAAGGAGCAACGCCAGCGACGCCGAAACTATTTACCGTGCGACCGTCTGGGGCAACCCATGCGAACTTTCCAACGGTTACGCCACCAGGACCGGCAACGAACGCTCCGCCATCAGGAGTGAGGGCAGTAGCACGAGGATTTGCGCTGGCAAAGTCTCCCTCAACCCCAAGAGGGTTATTGAGGTTGACTCGCGTCTGAAAACTACCAATCAAAGGACTTCCCATGATCTTCTCCTTACATCACCTGAATTTGACGGCTTGCGCCGGTGAACTTCTCTTCCACTGAAACCGAATCGAACGCCACATGAGCGGCGGGCTTGGATGCCTGCTGCGCGAGATTGAAAAGCGCCCGTAGAGCCGGTACGCCGGTAACGCCTGTCCTGTCAACCTTCATCTGGTCGAGCGCAAAGCCGTAAATGCCTTCCGCTGAATCCTGGGCCAACACATCGCCAACGACCGTGCGAACGGCTCGGCGGGCTTCATCGGCGGCGCGAAGGTCAGCCTTGAACTCATCCATTGCGTGCTTCATCTTGTCCTCAGCTTTCTCTTCCTCGTCCTTGGCGCTGCAATCTTTGGCCTTCTTGTCTTTAGCGCGCTTATCGAGGCGCTCTCGGCGCTCTTCCTCGGACTCCTCTTCGGAGTCATCGGCACGGCGCTTTTCACGTTCGTAGCGGGCTTTCTTCTCTTCGAGGGTTTCCTCTTCGCCATCCTTGGCTTTATGGTCCGACTCGCCCTCTTCCTCTTTCGCCCACTCCTCGAAAGAAAGGTCTTTGGCGGTCTTTCCATCCTTCGCCTTCTTGTCCTTGGCTTCCTTTTCTTTCTCTTCGCGGGCCTTCTTCTCGGCCTCGGTTTCCTCTTCGGATTCCGCGTCCTTGGCCGCTTGCATTGCGGCGAGGGTTTCCGGCTTGCGAAGCTCGGCGTCCATGGCCAAGAGTCTAGGCTCGAGGGCCTTGAGATCACATTGCTTGCGAGTCAGGCCGATGACCAGAGGCTTCAAGGCCGCGTCTTGCGCCAACTTTGGAGAAGCTGCGCAAAGGATAGCGTAAAGTGCTTTGCCGAATTTCGTTTCCATCTTCATCTCCATTTGATTGTCCGCCGCCATCACATCCGACCCGGCGCGGCCTGCTTTAACCAATGCTACGTGATTGCCCTGAATGTCCCTCATCACACCGTCGTACCGCTGTCCCTCGTACATCCCCGGCGTCATGTCGGCCCGGTAGCGATACGAGGCTGATAGTTCCCGTACCGTGTCCGTCTCCACTCCGGCGATTGCTTCCGCATCCCAAACGCAAATGTCCGCTATCAGGTACGGCGCAAGAAATTCCACTTCCGAGCCGATTGTCCCGGCTACTGATTCCTGCTTCGGATCGTCCGCACTCACCGGAGTATGAACGAACATCAACTGATTCCGCGCAAACGACGAGGCTGCTTTCGCCAGTTCCCCCGGATCGCGCAGCAGATAGTACACCCGTTCCGGCTCCAGGCCCAGCTTGTCTGCGTCTGGTATTTCGCGTCCGTAATAGGGATTGACCGTCGCCTTGGAGATGGGCGTGCGCAGAATGTGCAAACGCCCGTCCGCGTCGTATCGCCGATTCTTTAAGGCTGCGTCGCACGCAATCTCCATGGATTTGAGAATTGCACTATGAAAACACGAGCGCAAGATAGGGGTTGTAAATAGTACGGCATTTACCGTACACTGGTTTCATGATCCGTGGGACACATTGCCGACGTGGACACAGGTTGAAAACAGGGGAAGATGGACGGCAACGCTGCCCTATTTGCGAAGCCGAAAGATCACGCAAGTGGCGGGAGATACAGAAATCAATCTCCAAGTTGCCGCTTAAAACATACCGCAACGGCTGTCCGATACTAGACAATGACTGACGTTCTCGCCAACGCGGTATTTATCGGGCTCGCCCTGCTTGCATGGTGGGCTATCAGGAGGCACAAATGATTTTCTTCGGGGTTCTTATTTTCTGCCTGTTGCTCTTCTTCGTGGTGCTACCAATCGGAACCATTTGTGGAATTGCTAAAGGCATCAAAGACAACCGCATCCGCAAAGAAGAGGCCATCATTCGCAAGGCGAAACTAGACTACATCAGGATTCACGACAGGAGTCCATGGTAATACCGATCGCTGCTGACACCGGCAGTTAATTTCCTCACCCGGCCAGATAAACTTCTGCACCGCTGAATCCCACATCCCCTTCGCCACATCATACCGCTTGCCGTTCATGGCGACGTGCGTGGGCCTGGGCGTCTTTCCTGCATGGCTGTGCATCCAGATTGCCTGAGTCACTCCGATTTCTCGCTGTCTAGCCCGCTGTACGACCGCATTCGCTTTGTTGGCTTGGTCCCTTGCAATAAGAACCGCCCGATTCGCCGCGACGTGGTAACGCGCCCGAATCTCTGCAGCCATCGACTTGAGATCGCGCCCAGCCGCATAGTTGCGCATCACGATGCCCTCAACCTCTTGCAAATACTGAGAGGGTATCGACTTGATTAACCCCACATTCTCCGCCAGTAACGCCTCAAACGCATCCCGCATGGCTGGGGTCATAGTGAACTCAATCGACCAGCCAGCCTCGCGTAGCGCCATCCTCATGGCCGCGCTGGTGCCCCTGAATTGGTTCTTGAGGAATGAGTCGGCCACTTTAGGAGCCATGTCGTCAAACTTGCCCTGCCAGCGGATCGCCAGCTTCTTGAACTCGAACTGCATCTGCTCTGCCGGGGTTGAGTCGGTTGCCAGGACTGGCGGCTCAGACTTGCGCTGGGCCTGGAGCCAATACTCCACAGAATCAGCCATCTCCCTTATGAGAGCGCCCATGCGCCGCTGATACCGCTGACGGATACCAGCGTTCGGCCATACGGCACGAGCTATTTTTAACTTCGGCTGCATCCATGCCCCCCTAAAGGCTAGCCCAAAAACAGCACAGCGTGAACGCCAGAAATGCGGCAACGCACATTGTCCGCCGCATTGTTTTCATGGTTTCCTCGGTTCAGTTTTCGGCGGCAATCCGAGTACGGGATGTGATGCTTTGACGAGCAGGTGAATATCAACCAACTCCAGCTTGGTCAACGGCCTTGGCTTGCGCAAAATGAATGTGTCGTTATTGTTCATGCTGTTCCCCTTCCAAGTTGCGCCTGCTCCTCCGCTTCGTCTGGCGGAGCAATCTCCTTGGAAATATCGATGCCTTGGTACCCCGACTCTGGATCACGTGCCAGCCGCTCGCGCTCCTCTTGTGCATCGATAACGCCCCTGTCAATCAGGTTCCCGGCCCGGATGCTGTCATTGACGCGGATGGTTGATTCCTGCTCTTCGGTCATTTCGTAGAGCGGGATGAATTCAAACGTGATTTCAGGGTCGATCTTCCCATACATCGACATCTGGACGATCTTAAAAATCTTGTCTATCGCGCT